GTGACCTTATTCAGAATCACTCTCCTGTGCCGACTGCTCCCGCAATCTCTGTCTCTCTTCTCTTGCCTTTGCCCGCTGGTTTCGTCCCTCCATAATCTGGAGATTCATCACCAACGCCTCTCTCGCATTATCAATTTCTTCCTGTGTATAGCCGTCGTGTTCCGCCCGCTCCCGGCTTTCCTCCGCAGTTCCAAAACTCAGTGGCTTCTCCGGATACTCTCCACCAAAGCAGGCATTTAAGGCACGCATAACATAAAGACCATTACGCCATCTGCCATGCTCCTCCACCTCCAGTTTTTTCTGGTACGCTTCTCGGAACGGCTTAAGCTTCGTTGGATTCAAATGCCAGAACAATTCATATGGAACCCCGTATAAAAGTGCATTTGGCAGAAACTCTGTCCTTATTCGGTCCCGGAAAGATTCTCTGTCTCTGCCTTCTTCTCTTCCTGCGCCGCTCTCTGAGCCTTGGTTGGCTTCTTGCGCTTGTGATCCGCCGGCTTCTTGGTTCCCTTGGTGGTTGCTGCATTCTTCAGATTGTCCAGAATGTCCTCCATTCCGGTTCGTTTGAAAAAACCGTCCTCCTCCATCTGAGAAGCAATCGCAGTACAAAGTGCATAATAAGACATCGCCCTCTCATCTTCCGGATGTTCCTTGCAAAACTGCTTGTACAAATGTCTGGCATCTGCCCGGCTCTGGATCATCCCATCACCATCCGGTCCATGATTCTCCAGCAATCCGGCATAAAACATATCCATTGCCATCCTTGGCAGATCTGAAAGACTCATCAGAAAATCTCTCACCTGCATCTCCTCGGAATGAGTACTGTCAATCTTCGCAGTCATTGTCCCGCCAAAAATATCCATTGCCGCATCAATACACTCATGACGTTCTGCCGCCTCAAATGTATATTCCAAAGTAATTACTTTTCCACCTACTGTAATCTCCATAGTCAATCTCTCCTTTGCAAAGAAAGGGCGGTTTCCCGCCCCCATATCATGTGTTCTTACGCTGCTACCGGCTCAATAGCTTCTCCAAATCCCATATATTCGTTAATAATATTGGAAATCTGAAGATCAAGCTTATTGCCCGGCTCCAGATCCGGCATCGGAATCTCGCCCGGCTCAAATTTCACAAAATAAGAACCAAATCCCGGACTGTAGATATCAGCCCAAGTTGCCTTCTTCTCCTCTTTTCCTGCTTCCGCTGCTGCCAAAAGAGCGTTCCATGCCGTAACAAAATCTGATGATCCATTGAAGTTAAGATTCCAGTCTCCACCAGTGTCACCGACACCTGCAATGTACTGTTTGATCTTATCCTCAAAACAGGTCACATCGATCTTATCTTTAGTGACATTGATACCGGCAATCTTGCTGCAACGCTTCACCCAGGTAAATGACTTTGGCTTGGTTCCGGCAGTCTCCTCAACAGCCCAGCCGAACTTTACACCAATTGTAGATAAATCCATCTGCTTTTCCTCCTTTTTTGCAAAACAAAAAGAACCTCAAAAATCGAAGTTCTTTCATTAACTGTTTCTATCATAAAAATGCCAAAGCATTCTTATTGCATATTCTTTTTACAAATTATCGCCATCACCTACAATCCTTCGGAATCTCGCAATGACCCGGAAATACTGCCGGTTATCCGGGTATGGTCCGGCAATCAGCTCATATCCCATACCAAGCATCACATCCCCGGCTGCATCCATGATCTTTCTTGCTTCTGTCTGTGAGCCATTCGGCGATGCTGCCGAATACACGTGTAGCTCGATCGTGGATGTGATGTAACACTGCGTATTCTGAAAATCTCTGCCGGCCGTGGGCTCACCAAGTGATTTGATATACAAACACGGAAACTGTGTCGGTGCATCAGAGGAATCCGTAGAAGTCAGATACAACTTCGGATATGGTGCATCCGGATCCGTTTTCAGCTTCTGCATCATCCGTTTATTCACCTTATTCCATACACTAAGCACCGGCAAACACCTCCCTCGCTATCCCCTCTATTCTTTCTCGCAGATCCATACCGGTCTGGTACAAAAAAGGACGGCTTGGCATTCCCTTTGTCCAATGCCATTCGCCATCCTTAAAATAATACCACCCCATATCGCCATACTGATTCACATCATATTTCCACCCCACAATGGAAGTATCCGGATGTGGGGATTCCTGACCTACGATGCCGGTACCAAACTCCACATATGCCGCCCACGGACAATCCGTGATCACAAGCCAGCTTGCACCATCCGGCACAGAGCCACTATACTCTGCCCGAATGCTTGATAACAGCTCACCACTGTAGATTGCATCAAAGTCCGCAATGTTCACTCTGGCGATCTCTACGCCAATCTCAGCCACACGCTGGGCAAGGATACGGCATTTATATGTAAGCTGTTCCTGGTATGCCTGCATTTGTTTTATGGCAGCGTCAATGGAGGATTGGCTGTCGTAGGTGAAGTTTATTTGTTTCAATATAATTCTCCCCTGTAGACGGACTCATTTGCCATATACTACATTTTAATATCTTTCACTCCAACCATTACGTTTTGCTCTTTCAATATACTCTTCAAACGAACATTGTAACTCAATTGTTTCCAAATAAATTATACAACGACTTTCCGCATATTCAAACTCTACATCTACCACTTTACGAGCGCCCTTAAATAAATATTCCTTAATCGTATCACCAACTCTAGGAATAACAGACACATCATCATATGATTTATAAATAAATGGAGTTTGGTTTGAATTACACTTTGTAAGTGCAACAGCTAAAATAAGCAACATAATATGTGCCCCCTTTCATTTTTGCAAATTATATCCTAAAAATGAAAAGATGTAAATATTTTTTATGCTGCAACACCCCAATCCTCTGCAAGCATATCTGCCTCACTCGCAACCCACGGAACAACATTGCCCTGTGCAGTTTTCATGGCAATGTATGCTCCATAAGGAACTTTTCCATTAGCAGTTGCACATTCCTCTCCAATGGAAGTACATGGCGCATAGGAAGCAGCAGGAACATAATATAAAAACATTCCTTTTCCGTTCCATCCCTCACGAGCGACCTTACACCCTTTCTTCAAAAGCTCCAAAGCGATACCAAATGTCATGCCCATGCAATCTCTGTATGCTTCCTCAAACTGTTTCTTAGGTGACCAACTCTCGTATCCATCGGAATACATTACCAAATACCCCTCATCCGCCGGATTTTCATCCTTTGGAATATTCCAGCCACGGTATTTATTGTAATCTCCTCTGTTCATGGGTCTTGCTTTGATCATCTTTGTACCAATATACTGTTTCACCATAAATCTCTCCTTTACCAATCCTCTAAATCACTGCCCGGATCCTGCCCCGGCTCTTCTGTAGTGTTTTCTGTCTCTTGTTCCATATCTTCCACAACACTCTGTGCAATCAGCTTTACGGCAATACGCAGACTTTGCATTCCATCCAACGGATGTGCCGCCACCTTATAATTTGCACTGGACGGATCAACAGAACCATCATCAAGATATGACGGCTCCTTTCCAATCCATAAAAGCGTTGTTTCCGTGATTGGCAGACCCATATCTGTACTGCAAATAATGCGATCATAATCCACTGATGTTCCAAATGGATTCTCCTGTGCATTGCTCTGTCCTGTACTGAGGCTTGCCCGAAATGCCACTGGCTTCTTGTATCCGGCTTTACACTCCAGCACGTCATCGCCTACCGGCATCTGCTTATCATACAGCGCATAATACATTCTGCGTTTATTTCTCTTTAACTGCTTTCGCATAAACATCTCTCCCCATAATTGGTATCGCTCCCAGCCTCCACATAGATACCGCCCTGCTTGACATAAGGAGAGATTCTAAGGAATCGCCAAGCGTACCACTTGATTCTCTAATAGACCTGTGCAATCGGCACAATACCCGCAAAAATACCGTCTCTACTTTCCATGCTGACGGAAATTCCATTATCCGAATTGGACTTCTGGAACTCGCCACCAATCATGCCATAATCATACATGGCTAGATTCTTAATATTGGAAAAGTAGTTCTGCAGGTCATTGACCACGTATTCCTCCGTGTAACGTCCTGCATAATTGCGTTTCTGCTTTACCTCCCGCACAGCTCCCTTGATCTTTGACTGCAAGAGAAGAATATCCTGCTCAGATTCTACTTCCAATTCAATTTTCAATTCCGACAGAATCTCATTGATCAGCGTTTCTTCTGTCAGAACATCCTTCTCCTCATCAGCCATACCCTACTCCTTTTCCTCTGTGGCAGCCTTTGGCTTTCTGCCTGATTTCTTATCCTCTGCCACATTCTCAACAACCACATTTTCCTCTTTCAGCTGTTTCCATCCGCTGTTGAGAAATGCCTCTAACTGCACCTTACTTTCAACCTCATTGGTCATTCCATCTTTTTCTACTTTATACATATTTTCGGCCTCCTACTCTGCACTCTTGTGAACACCAATCGCACATGCCTTCTCTTTTAATACAAAAGCATCATATCTGACACGACCTTCTACAAGCCAACCGGAGATACCAGGTGCATCTGTATGGATCTTGTACTCCTGCAATTTAACTGGTGATGGCATAACGATCGCATTCGTGATGATAAAATCAACATTTTTAGGGAATCTATTCGTAGGAGCCTTAATAACAGGTACCCCATCAATATCACCTACAATGCCGGTAATTGCAATTTGTGTAGCCATATCACCTTTTTTGGTGAACGACTCATCCAGCTTGATCTTATTGTAGTATGCAGGTGTGCACAATACCACTCGTCCAAACTGTGGAGCTTCATTATCATCCAAAATGCCCTGCACTGCCAAAAACTCTTCATAAGCGTTTTCCTTAGTAGTCGCAAGCGTTTTTACATTTGCTACCGGTGCACCAGCAACCAATGTTGAAATACGATATGTATCTACTTCCGGAATGACAACCTCATCAATCTGACGGCGTAAAGCCTTTCCAGCTTCCATCACCATCATTGTGTCATCATAATTCTTGCGATCGATCGTAAAAGTAAAAGAACGATCCTGTTTAAGAGTCATTTCCTGAGTCTCGTTACCAAGTTCCTCCGGCGTACCATAACGATTGGTACCAGACACTGAATAATCATTCATTGCTGATGTTGGAATGGAATACACATTAACCGTGGACACTCCGATCCAGTCAAACTCACCGTTTACAATTCCATTAGTCAAGGAGCCTGTAGAAAATCTCTCATCTACATTCTGTGAATATTTGCTTGCATAATTTACTGCCATAATCATACCTCACTTTTCAAATCTTTGTTTACATGTTGAAACCTTTCAAAAAAGCATCTTCATCATCATCTGAGTTTCCAGCTGGTGGATTCGGCATAGACTTCATCCAATCAGCTTTCATTGTTTTTTCCTTTTCCTCAATAAAAGTCTGCTGAATGCTGAAAAGCTCATCAGTGTCGTTATCACACTGTGCTGCCGCAGCCTTTGCAGCCAGATCCGCAGGATATCCAAGTGCAAGGAAATTCTTCTCAAACTTTGTAATAGTATTTTCACGAAGCAGCTTCTGAAACTGTTCCTCCCTCTCGGCTTCTTTCTCTGCCTTTTCCTGCAAAGCAATCTCCTCGGCAGTCTGCTTCTCACGCAACTGCTTTTTGTAGCTTGCCGCTTCA